AACAGAAAACTGATAATAAATATACTACTCGAGGATTAGATAATCTTGGATCTGGTGTAAGAGATCTATCTAAAAATACTGATGCGTTTAGTAAAAATCTCACTAAAAACATGTCTAACATTGCTAGTGGTTTAAAAGGGATGGCAACTAGCAATCCAACTAGTATAACCAATATTATTGATTCTGCAGGTGGAAAATTAGATAGGTTTAGTTACAGCTTGCAATCAACAAATCCAGGATTGGCTAAATTGGCTGGTGCTGCGGGCGGATTAGCAACTGTTTTCTCAACACTTGTTAGTAATATGTTTGCATTGACAGACAATTATCGTGAACTGGTTGCAGCTACTGGTGACTACAGTTCTAGTGTGGGAGATTTATTAGACGTTAGCAAAAATACTGGATTAAGTATGCAAGATGTCACAAAAACCATGACAAAATTTAGTGGTGTGTCTGCAAGTCTTGGTACTAAAACTATAGGCAATTTGATGAAATCTTTTGACAAGTTGTCTAATGGTGGATCAAATCTGATGATGACACAGCAAGAATCTCAAGAAGCATTTGCCGAATCTTTAGAGCAAATGCGATTGAGCGGACAAATGGTTGGTCTATCTCAAAATCAAATAGCAAAACGAGGATTTGAATTAGTAGAATCTTATAATCAATTGAGTGCAGCAACAGGCAAGAACCGTTCTGAAATTATGAAAGGTACTACTGCTATTATGGCTCAAAATAAATTGTATTTGTATAGCCAACGAGGTGGTGCAGAAGGTAAAGCCCTAACTGATGCTGTGTCGGGATTAGTATCTGTATTTGGAGAATCAGGTGCTGGACCATTTGCTAGTATGATAGAAGCATTAAAATCTGGCGGTGTAGGTGCTATGACTCAAGAAGAGCAAACTAGCTATGCTCAAATGGGTCCAGATCTTCAACGAGCCTTACAGGGTATTGCTTCTGGTGATATAGCAGGAACTGATTCTGGTACAGCGGTAGCAGATGCGTTGAAAAAAGCAGAAAGTAGTGGATATCTTGCGCAATTAAGGCTTACTAAATCTGCATCTAGTACATCTGCACAGTTAAACAACATGTTAATGGCTGCAAATGTACTTAAACAACGACAAGCGGCAGAAGCTGCTATGACACCTGCTGAGAAAAAAGCTAGAGATGATAATATAGCTTCGGCAAAAGGATTACAACAAGCTCAAAATGATAGCAAGGCGGCTATCAATCAATTTCAAATAGCAATGCTTGAAATTGCCAATCAACTTACTCCGGTTCTCATACCTGCATTGAAAGCATTGAGCGAAACAATAGTATTCCTAGTAGGCAAGTTTAATTCATTTAAAGATACTCTAACGGGTATGTTTTCGTCAATGGGCATGAGCAGTGGATCGGCACAATCTTCGGGTGCTATAGCGGCTGTTGTTGCAACTATTGTAGGCGGTGGACTACTGCTCAGCATTTTAAAAACTTCTATATTGAAGATGAGCGGTGTACTGCTATCTCCGTTCAAAGTACTTGCTGGCAAAGCATTACCTGATTTAGGTAAAACTACAAATCTTCCAAAATTAGGTCCAGGAAAGATGATAGGAGAACTTGGAGAAGGATTGAGCAAGCTTGGACCGGCAATTGGATCATTAGGTAAAGGTGTAGGAGGGATAATTTCTGGGTTATTAGAAGGTATTGCCACTGGTGCTAAAGCATTTGCAGATCCTTTGGTATTAGCAGGTGCAGCAGTAATAGGTTTATCAATTGCATTAATTGGTGCCGGAATAGCTGGTGCCACTTGGATAATGGGCAAGGCTCTGCCAAGTCTTGCGGAAGGTTTAAAAAGTTTTGATGGCCTCAATGGTAAAAATTTAGTTGATGTTGGATTAGGTGTAGGAGCTCTTGGTGCAGGGTTAGCAGTGTTTGGTGTTGGACAAGCAGCAGGTGGTATAGGTAATATATTAGGTAATCTAGCAGATTCTATTACTGGATTTTTTGGAGGAAAAACTCCATTAGAAAAAGTAGTAGAATTTAGCAAATATAATATTGATGCAGAAAAGACAAAAAATAACGCAACAGCATTAGTTGCATTTGGGACTGCTATGGCCGTTTATGGCGGTGGAGCATCAATTGGGTTGTTTGGGGCATTATCTCAGGCAGTTGGATCATTCTTCAATGTTGATCCTCCTGTGGACCAATTGATAGAATTTTCATCTAAACCTCTTGGTCCTTATGCCAAAGTAAATGCAGAAGCATTTGCAGCATTTGCAACTGGTATGGCTGCATTTAGTGCAGGCGGCGTAATTAGTTCAGTTGGAGAAGGTGTAGCAAAAGCTATACAGGGATTCTTTGGGGTAAAACCGCCAGTTGAGCAGTTAATTGATTTTTCAAATCTAAAATTAGGACCAAATACTGAGCAGAATGCAACTGCGTTTACTGTATTTGCAACAGCTATGGGAAAATATCAAGGTGCGAGCGGAGGTATAGTTGCTGCGATAGGAGATAGCATAGCATCATTCTTTAGTACCAAACCTCCAATGGGAGAGTTGGTAAAGTTTTCAAATCTAGCAATAGGTCCAAACACAGAGAAAAATGCGCAAGCTTTTACTGCATTTGCAACAGCTATGGCGTCTTATCAAGGTAGTTCGGGTGGTATTAGTGCAGCAATAGGCGATACTATTAAATCTTGGTTTGGTAGCGATACTGTTGATATGTTAAAAAAGTTTGGCGAAATTAAGATAGATTCGGGACAAATTCAAAAAAACGCCGACGCGTTTAAGGCATTTGCTGGAGTTGATGCTAGCGCATCTGCTTTAGAAACGTTAAAGAAAGCAATAGCCGGTTTTGATACAGATATGATTGGATACATTTTTAAAGCATTTAATAAGATAGATTCAACACAAATTCAAAAAAGCGTTGACGCGTTTAAAGCATTTGCTGGAGTTGATGCTAGCGCATCTGCTTTAGAACATTTAAAGAAAGCAATAGACGGTTTTGATATACGCATGCTTGAACGCATTTTTAACGCATTTAAACTATTACCTCCTGCTGCTTTACCAAATCTTGGAACAATTATAGCATTACCTGCAACGGTACCAACTATACAATTTCCTGCCGCTGTTACATCATCAACTGGATCAACTGGATCAACCGGAGCCACTGTACCTGTTATTTCTACTGCTGAATTAAACATGAAAACAATAAAGTATTACGAAAAAACTGTGCAGCAGTTTGACAACATGATCGACTTATTAAACAAGTCTTATGATAGATTAGATGATCAAAAAACATCTAATGAACGAGCACTTGCTGGGGTAACTGATGCTGTCCAAAGGATAGGCAGAATCTAAAACAAATATCACTAGGTTTCTAGGTAAATACCAGCATTAAATAGGATCACATGTAATGGCCTCATGGAAGAAATACTTTTCGGCGGTACCAAGTCAATCTCGCTTAAATCAGCGACTAGCAAATAATGCTGGATCATCTTTTGATCAAACAGCAGGCTCTGGTGCCAAGTATAGCAGCTATCTACCAGAAGTTTACAGCGGAACACCAAATCGAGTTGAACGCTATGTTCAATATGAACAGATGGATTTAGACAGTGAAATCAACAAGGGTCTTGATATTATAGCTGATTATTCTACACAAAATTACGAAAACGGTGATGAACCGTTTACTATCACCTATAAAGATTCTATGAGTGAAACAGAAATAAAACTGTTAAAATCTATGCTAGCACAGTGGTGTAATCTTAACAAGTGGCATCAACGTCTATGGCGGGCATTCCGTAATACCATTAAGTACGGCGATCAGATCTATATCAGAGATCCAGAAACATTCAAACTAATATGGGTAGATCCTACCAAAGTTGAAAAAATAATCGTCAACGAAGCAAAAGGCAAAGAAGCTGAACAGTATGTGATAAGAGATCTAGATATCAATCTCACCACATTAGTTGGGACTAATATGCTGATACACGATCAGTACAGCTTCCCTGGTGGATATCCTCGTAGTTCAAATCCATCTGCTGGTGCAGGAACAATCAACTACGGTCTTACCAGCACACCCGGTAGCAGAAGCAGTAGATTCAACATGCCTGAAAATCACACTGCAATAGATGCTAGCCATGTTGTGCATCTCAGTCTATCAGAAGGTATGGACAGTCAGTGGCCATTTGGTACATCGTTGCTTGAAAGCATTTATAAGGTTTACAAACAAAAAGATCTTTTAGAAGATTCAATTCTCATATATCGAATTGTTCGTGCTCCAGAACGTCGAGTTTTCTACATTGACACTGGTAGCTTGAGCGGTCCTCGTGCTCAAGCAGTAGTTGAGCGTATGAAAAACGAAATATACCAACGTCGTATACCTAGCAGAACTGGCGGTGGACAAAGTATCCTAGATGCAGCGTATAGTCCTCTTGCTATCAACGAAGACTACTTCCTTGCTGTTAACAGTGACGGCAAAGGAACAAAGATTGAAACACTGGAAGGTGGCGACAATCTTGGTGAGATTGACGATCTTAAGTATTTCAACAACAAGATGATACGCGGTCTTGGTATTCCCAGCAGCTATCTGCCAACTGGTGCAGACGACGGCACAACTGTTTATAATGACGGCAAAGTTGGTACAGCGTATGTTCAAGAATTTCGTTTTGCCAAATATTGCCAACGATTGCAAAACCTAATGGGACCTGTTCTTGACCGCGAATTTAAAATGTATATCAAAAGTAGAGGTATTGAAATTGAAAGTCATTCATTTGATTTGCAATTATGGGCTCCTCAAAACTTCTCGCAATACAGACAGATAGCCATTGATACTGAACAAATAAACGTGTTTTCTAGTTTGATACAAACTGAAGCAGCCAAATATATCAGTAAGCGTTTTGCATTAGAGCGCTATCTAGGCTGGAAAGAAGAAGATATACTTCGTAACGAAGAGCTTTGGAAACAAGAAAACGCTAAAAAAGTCAAAGAAAAGATTGGCGTTACAATTGGTGACGACGACAAGGTTGGGTTAAGAGGTGTTGGTGTTAGACCTCCAACTGGAGATGAGGCAGCAACTGGCGGTGAAGAACTAGAACTTGGTGCTGAAGCACCTCCTCCTGAAGCTGGAGGTGCTGCCGCAGCTCCGCCAGGAGGTGAAGCAGGTGCTGAAGCAGGTGCCGGTGCATTAGGCCCAATTTAATAGGATAAATATCAGATGAGAGCAGACGAATTAGATCCAACCTTTGTAGATCCCAATGCTGATGTAGTGCAAAAAAGGCAACTACACAACAGCAGGAAAACCAAGATCACTTTAGAATCTTTGAATAAACTGAAAAAGATGCGTGCAGCTAAAGATTTGCAGCAGCTGATGCGTGGCGATTTTATGGAAATAATCTACGGCAGCGCAAGCGAAGAAGCAGGTGCTGCCGGCGGTATGGGAGGCGGTATCTAAATGGTCTTAAACGTAACAAAATACGATGGTAGCCCGTTGGTTAGCGTTCAAGATAGCACACTAGATACAACAACTACTAGTATAACTCTTATCGGTAAAAATGCTGTTAACTACGGATTGCCTATGAATGAAAATTTTGTAGCATTAATGCAGCATTTTGCTAATACAAGTCCACCTCCAACCCCTATACAAGGACAAATCTGGTATAATAGTGTAAAATCAAGTCTATCTGTTTTTGATGGACAACGATGGATGGTTGTTACACCACCGTTTGACGGTAATGCCGGTACAGCAAGTATAGCGATAACACCTACATTAGAAGTAGCAGCAACGTTAAGTAGCGGAAATATTATTTCAGTTACCAGTAGTCAATATGTGCCCCCTGCTGATCTTGCAGATACAGTAACTATTGCTGATTCAACCTATAACTTTAAATCTAGATTCCCTGCCGGTTTAACTGCTGGAATAACATTAGCCGGCACTACAGAATATCTATTTCAAGGTACAGCAACATCAGCAAATGTATTAACAACTGCAAGATCAATTAGTTTGTCAGGATCTGCATCTGGTGCAGCATTATTTGATGGAAGCAACGACATAGTTATTACCAGCAATTTAATAAATGTTCTTAATGCGAATGTTACAGTTGGTAATTATTACACCAAATTCCAAATAGCTTCAAACGGTCTTATCACCGATTCTAATGTAATCATTGATCAAGACGTATATTCTGCACTAGGGTATACACCTCCTGCTCAAGTTGTTATCAACGGTGATGCCTACGGAAACAGCGTAGCAAATGGAACAATTTTTACAGTCAACGTGTTTCTCAGCAACACAACTGTATCTCCAGGTAGCTATAACAATGTAACTGTTGATGCAACAGGACGTGTTGTTGCTGCTCAAAATGATTTTCCAATACCAGTAAAAGGTATCATTCTCTGGGATGATGTATTAGTTCCAAACGGCTGGGCAGTATGTGACGGTACATCAGTAACAACCCCAAATGGAATAATAACAACTCCAACTATTCCGTCAATTGGATCTGTAAGATATATCATGCGAGTATACTGATCTCGCTAGATCTTTTATCACAAAATCACCGGTTTTTAGCCAAGATAAACGAAAATAGATTATGTTGGCTTAAATAACCCGAGTCTGCAAACACTTTTGATTAAAAGGAGCATATAATGACTACAAATCCAAAGATTAGTAAGGTACTTGAATACCTTATAAAAGAAGATAAGTCGGCTGCTAAAGATCTGTTACATCAAATCTTTATCGAAAAAGCTCGTGCTATTCATGAAGAGATCATGAGTATGGACGAGATGATGAGCGATGAAGACATGGACGAAAATATTGGCGGAACAGGCAACGAGGGTGAAGACCTTACCAATGAAATCGATGCTATGGAAACTGAAATTGACTTTGAAGAAACCATGAGCGAAGATGACGACGCTATGGGCGACGAAGAAAATTCAATGGATGTTGACATGGATGCTGACATGGACAGTGACATGGACAGTGACATGGACAGTGACTCCGAAGAGCATACTGGAGAATTTTCTGGTCTAGAAGATAAAATGCATGATCTAGAAGCAGCATTAGAAGAGCTAAAGGCAGAATTTGAAAAGCTAGAAGCTGAAGAGGCTGGTGAAGATCACGGTGAAGAAGAGGAAGGCGAAGAAGAGGAAGGCGAAGAAGAGGAAGGCGAAGAAGAGGAAGGCGAGATGGAAGAGTCTTGGGACCTTGACGAAGACTTTGACGACCTAGCTGAAAGCCTAGACCTAGAAGTTGTTGAGCGTGATATGGAAAAATCAGCAAAGACAGCTGAAGAAGTTGGTGCAGGACGCAGCGGCATGGCAATCGAAAAGAGTGCCAAAAGCCCACTACCAACTAGCCAAAAGGAACGTATGGGTGCAAAACCAGTTGAAACCGGAAAGGGTCCAACCCACAATGGTTACAACCGCGAAACTGCTCCAAAAACTGAACAGCTAGCCGGAATGAAGGCTGACAATCGTCGCAAGAAGAGCACCGACGGAATGGGTAAGATGAGCAAGGAAGGTAATTCTTCAGCAGCTCTTAATCGTACTCAAAGCGAGTTTGGTATTGGCCAAACTGGTAAAATGAGCCCACTGAGCCGTGGTGGTTCAAACCTGAAGTAATTGAAATATTTTCATGCAAATACTCGCAAAAGTGAGTATTTGCTGAAAATTTACTTAATTAACTAGCAAAGACAAAGATTTAGTTAAATATTTCAGGGTTAAAAGGTACTACATGAAGAAACCAGACATACTAATAGAACATTTAGGATACGACGCTGCGCAAGCAGAAGTTATCGTTGAGAGCGATACCATCAATCCTGGTGGAGTAAAAAATGTGTATATGAAGGGTATCTTCGTACAGGGTGATTTGCGTAATCATAATGGACGAGTTTATCCGATCCACGAAATACGCAAGGCGGTAGAAAATATCAACAAAAGCATCAAAGAAGACGCTGGTGTACTTGGTGAATGTGATCATCCGCAAGAATTGCAAATACATCTCGATCGTGTAAGTCACAAGATCACTGGGATGTGGATGGATGGAGCCAACGGTTACGGTAAGTTACAGATTCTACCAACACCTTGCGGTAACATCGTTCGTACATTAATAGATTGCGGAATTAAACTCGGTGTTAGTTCTCGTGGATCTGGAAATGTAGATGATAACGGTAGAGTGTCAGATTTCGATATGCTAACCGTTGACATCGTAGCAAAGCCGTCTGCGCCAAATGCATACCCCACACCCGTGTATGAGGCTATCATGAACCGCAGGCATGGTTACAAGATTCATGAGCTAGCAGAAAGTATGAAACATGATGCAGTTGCTCAAAAGCACCTGAAGAAGATTCTGCTTAACTGGGTCGATGAATTGAAATTTAGATAAGGAGTAGTGTCCTATGGAAAAGGAATTAAAAGATCTCCTGGAGAATGAAGTACTTGGCGAAGATGTCAAGACTGCCCTTCAAGAGGCCTTTGACAACAAGGTAAAAGTCATGGAGCAAAAACTCCAAGAAGACTATGCTGCTCGTTACGCAAGTGACAAAGCAGTACTTGTTGAAGCCATAGATAAGATGCTGGGTGATGCAATTCGCACTGAGCTATCAGAGTTTGCTGAAGATCGTTCAGCAATGATACAACAGCGCGCAAAGCTGAGCCGTCAAACGATGGAAGCCAAAAAGATGTATAAAGCAAAGATGGTTGAGCATGCAAAAATGCTCAACAACTTTGTTGCACAACAGTTAAAGGAAGAAATCGCAGAATTCGTTGAGGATCGCAAGACCTTGATGAAGCAGCGTCAAGAAATGGCAAGAGAACTGCAAACCGTAAAAGAAAGCAGTGCTCGCGAGTTACAAGCTCGTATCAACAAGTTAGAAGGATTCGTTCTCAAACAACTCAGCGAAGAAATTGCTGAATTCCATGCTGATAAGAAGGCATTGGTTGAGCAACGGGTGAAACTGGCACAAGAAGGCAAGAAAAAGCTTGCTGAAGCACAGAGCAAGTTTATCAACAGAGCGTCAGTTGCTGTTGATCAAACATTGAATGAAGTTATTAAAACCGAGTTCATGCAATGGAAAGATGACATTAAGAAGGCACGTGAAAACAACTTTGGTCGTCGTATTTTCGAAGCTGTAGCAGCTGAATATATGGCAAGCTACCTTTCAGAAGGTAGTGCAGTCAAGAAGCTAAACCGCCAGCTTGTACAACAGAAGGCTAAACTAGCAGAAGCACAGAGTCAAATTGCTGAAAAAACTCGATTGGTTGAATCAGCTACAGCACAAGCTAGACTAGCATCTGAGCGTCTTACAAGAGAACAAACTCTATCAGAGCTACTGTCTCCTCTAACACGCGAAAAGAAAACCATTATGGCAGACATGCTAAAGGACATCAAGACAACACACTTGAAGGAAGCCTTTACACGTTATCTACCAGCAGTGGTAAACGGTGGCCAGACGGTAGCCAACAAGGTAACCCTTGCTGAGAACACCAAAGCTAAATCGATTGGCATTTATGGCGATCGACCAAACAACAAACTCGCCCAAGCAGTGCTAGATGAGTCCAAGACACCAGATGACCTTGGCGTGATTCTACACCTCGCAGGTATCAAGAATTAAGGAGCTATTTAGATGAGTAAGAACCTCTTCGAGACACATTGGTCGGCAACCAAGACCGCCCTCTGCGAAGGTCTATCAGGCAATCGCAAGAAGGTCATGGAAGTCATCCTAGAAAACACACGCAAAGATTTACAAGCAAAGAGCGGCGTGTTGTTTGAAAACGCAACACCAGGTGGTACAAGCGCTGGTAACGT